GACAGGAAATAGCAGGTGGAAGTGCAGCATAATAGTGGCTGCCTGATGATTCAGAAGGGCTCGTGTGATGGTTGTGACTGGCAAAAATGCTGAAAATCATATTTTGTCAAAAAAGGTGGAAAAAAGTGGTAGACAAATATTTGTTCGGGATGTAACATAAACATGTGGCAAACAAATGAATTTGAAAAAATAGCCACAATACCTGTAAAACATTGTGAACGTCCAGCCAACGTAATGACCAATGTTAAGTTTTTCTAATTGAATAGTTGACATCAAGACAGCTTGAAAATGTCGGTGCAGATGAGACACCATGAAATAATAACCGCTGTCCATGGTCAACAAAGTAAGCGCAAGCTTACATACATATTTACATACGGAAACATCGTATGGATGCAGCGTATGACGTCAGAGATTATAAGAATATATGACGTCAAAACAGTTTAAGTTGAAATGAATATCGAACCAAAATGAAGAAAAGATGTAAGTTATTTAGCTTTTCTTCATGGTTTGTGCTTTTCGGCTTTCGTGTGTAAATATGATATGTAGCGCGGTTGTTACAGCAGATGTAACAAGAGACTTTGTTAACTATGGAGAGCGGTTTTTGTGTCTCATGATTTAGCCATAAGGAGGACATTTTTAGGCTGTTTTTCATTTTTGAAGGGAAGGAGAAGAGTGTATTTTGCAGGAGACAGATACGAAAGAGCGGAATGTGACGGAGTGTTCGCAGCATGATGCAAAACAACAGGGAAAGGCGAAACGGTATGGAAAATATACTGTTCAGTCCACCTTTGCAGGAAGCTGTAGCATTACGGATGTTATGAATTGCTATATAGAACGGAAAGCGTCACTTAGATATCAATAGAAGCTGTTTTTACAGTAGTTGAAGAACGACAGGAGGAATTGTAATGAGTAAGAAACAGATTGATGTATACAGAACAGGAATTTATCTGAGATTGTCTCAGGGAGATGAAGATATTGATGGACTGGAGAAGAAGGAAAGTAACAGTATTTCCAACCAGAAACTTTTGCTGGAGGGATTTATAGATGCCCATGATGATTTGAAACTGGTGGATATTTTTATTGATGACGGTTACAGTGGAAGTAATTTTGACAGACCAGAGTTTCAGAGGATGATGACATCCATGAAGGCGGGGAAGCTTGACTGCATTATTGTAAAAGATTTGTCCCGACTTGCCAGGGAGCGTATTGGTGCGGATGAGCTGATACAGAAAACTTTTAAGAAATATAACGTGCGTTTTATTGCAGTATCGGAAGGGTACGATAGCCTGACTGCCAGTAGCAGTGAGACGCATACGATCATTCCTTTCAAGAACCTGCTGAATGAGCAGTACAACGGCGATACGTCTATAAAGGTTCGTACCAGTCAGGGCATTTTGAGAAGAAATGGGCTGTTTATCGGTGCATTTGCGCCATATGGCTATCAAAAGGCAGAGGATAATAAGAATCATCTGGTGCCGGACTCTTATGCAGCCGGTGTGGTTCAGGGAATATTTGCAAAGAAGCTTTCGGGAATGAGTGCATCAGGAATTGCAAGGATTCTTAACAAGAATGGTGTGCTTGCACCATCGGAATATAAGGCAAAATGCGGAGAAAAATACAGCACCAGTTTTAAAGGTGCAGGACAGTCAAAATGGTCTGCCCAGACAGTATCAAGAATTCTTAAGAATGTGGTGTATATCGGAACATTGGCACAGGGAAAACGAACAACTGTCAGTCACAAGGTTAAGAAGGAAATAAAAGTACCGGAATGTGACTGGGTGGTAGTGGAGAATGCACATGAAGCAATTATCAGCAGGATGGATTTTGATGCAGTACAGGTTCTGATGAGTCGGGATACCATAGCAGTTGCTGGAAAAAACGAATCATATATGTATGCGGGTATCTTATATTGTGGGGATTGTGGCAGCAGTATGGTACATCGCAAGGAGTCTTACAAGGGCAGGGAATATATCAACTATATCTGTTCCAATTATAACCGAAACGGGAAAGATGCCTGCAGTCGTCACTGCATTCGTGAGGAGGACCTGAATCAGATTGTGTTGGGAGAATTGCAGGGATATATCAATAGTATGTGTGACTGTGAAAAGGTACTGGCGCATCTGGATGAGCTGAATGTGAATTATGATGAGGCCGTTGCCCATGATAAAGAGATTGTTGCCCGGAAGCAGGAGCTTACAAAATGTTCTGCATTTAAGGCTTCCCTGTATCAGGATTTGCGTGATGAGATTATCAGCAAAGAGCAGTTTACAAGGTACCGCGAGGAGTTTTCGGCAAAAGAGAGGGAGCTTGAACAGGCAATCAGAGAGCAGGAGACAATCATCCGCGATATATATGAAAATGGAATTGCTGTGGCAAAGGACCTGGAGCAGTTTCGTGAAGGTCTGGTGATTGGAAATCTGGATCGTGTGGCACTGGTTTCATTTATTGACAGGATTCTGATTTATGATGATTTCAGGGTGGAGATTGTGTTCAAGTATCGTCAGGAGATGGAAAAGGTTACCGGACTGTTTGATGTCGCAAATGAGAAGAATGCGGAGCCAGTGTACACCATGGTAGATGGTTTGCCAGTGCTGGAGCTTAAGGAGGCAGTGTAAATGGCGAGAACGAAGAACAGATTTAATGCAGTTCAGATACCAGAACCGGTAACAGCTGATGTACCTGCAAAGCAAAGAAAATCCTTTCGCGTTGCACTTTATGCCAGATTGTCGGTGGAACTGAAATCCAGACCATCGGAGTCCATAGCCAACCAGCTGAGTATTTTAAGAGAATTTATCAGGGATAAGGCTGAATTTGCAGAATACCATGAATATGTTGACAGTGCAGTGTCGGGAACCAGTTTTGACAGACCTGCATTCGGGCAGATGATGGATGATGTCAGAGATGGGAAAATCAGTTGCATTATTGTGAAGGATATGTCCCGTTTTGGCAGGGATTATATCGAAGCCAGCAACTATATTGAAACGATATTTCCGTTCCTCGGGGTCCGTTTTATATCGGTAAGTGATCATTTTGACACAGAGGCAGAATTTAACCAGAATAAGGCACTGGAAATTGCATTGAAAAATCTGGTGAATGATATGTATACCAAGGATATTTCAAAGCGTGTTTCAGTCAGTCGCAGGCTTGATATGGAAAGGGGCAAATTTACGGGAAGCAATGCACCATATGGTTATAAAGTGGATAGTGGGGATGCCCTTCGTAAGTATGTGATAGACAGGGATGCGGCGGCAGTTGTCCGTCAGATTTTTGAACTGGCAGCAGATGGAGTGACGCTCAGGGAGATTGCGAAAGCACTTCAGGAGTATCGTCTTGCATTACCGGGAGATTATCTGAAAACAGGGAATCTCTATGTGGAGGAAGGTGCAGAGGCAAAGGCATGGTATCCCGGTACGATTTCCAACATCCTGAAAAATCAGGCTTATATTGGGAACATGGTACAGGGGAAAAGGCGTACCAGCCTGTATGATAACGAGGCAAGGCATGCTACGGATGAAAATGATTGGATTGTGGTTGAAAATACCCATGAGGCAATCGTGGATAAGGAACTATTCGATAGGGTAAGAGCTGTTATGGATAAGAAGGTGAAAGAAAGCATTTTCACATCTGGCAGGGGAAAGAATCTGCCAATAAAAGAGGATATCTTTGCAGGAATTTTATTCTGTGGAAATTGTGGCAGAAGAATACCTTTAGCTTCCAGAATCTTAGAAAGGGATGGAGTGCTGGATCGTCAGTATTTTTATTCATGCAGATACAATTATGATTTTGGTGGGAAACAGTGTGGCTGTACCATCAAGGAGCAGGATCTTATAAAGGTGGTGCATAACCTGCTTACAACTCAAATTGCAGTACTGACCGACAGTGCCAGGACGGAGGCTTCCATGCGAGGCGTGATGGACAGGGAACTGAAAAATCATGACATGAGGATTCAGAAGCTTCAAAAGCAGATTGACAGGAAGAATTACGAAGAAAGCAAAGAGTATCAGTCTTATGTTACGGGAGAGATTACTAAGGCTGATTTCAAGTGCAGGCAGGAGAAAAACGCTGATGCCATAATGAGACTTCGGGGACAGATATCGGATGAAGAGGCAAGCCGCAGGCGTGTGAAGAGATTTTGTGAGAAGAAGATACAGTGGCTGAAAGCGATTTATCGTTTTCAAAGTGAGGTCTCCCTGGATAGAAATATGATTAAAATACTGGTCGACAGTATTTACCTGTATCCGGATAAGAGGCTGGTAATTAACCTGAATTTTAAAGATGAGTATGCCAGGATGGCAGACGGAGAGGAGATATAGAATGGAGCAGATAGCAATATATTTGAGATTGTCAAAGGAAGATGAATTTGTAAAAGATGAGAGCAACAGTATTACCAATCAGCGTGCTTTTATCCGTGGATTTATCAATAAAAATAAGGAACTTCGCAAAATGAGTGTGGTTGAGTTTGTGGATGATGGCTATTCTGGTAAAAATATGGACCGCCCGGATATGCAGAAAATGCTGGAAATGGTGAAAAGAAAGCAGATTTCATGTGTTATTGTAAAGGATTTCTCCAGATTTTCCAGAGATCATATCGAGCAGGGGAAATATATTGAACAGATATTTCCTTTTATGGGTGTGCGATTTATTGCCATAAACGATAATTATGACAGCGCAGATTACGTGGGGGGTATCGGTGAGATTGATGTTGCATTTAAGGGGATTCTATATGATTTCTTCAGTGAGGAACAGTCTTCCAAAGTATCATTGACACTTGATACAAAGCGTGGCAATGGTAAGTACATAGCTACCTATGCTCCTTATGGCTATGTGAAAAGTCCGGAGGACAAGCATAAGTTGGTTGTGGATGAGTTTGCCAGTCAGATCGTAAAGCGCATTTTCAAAGAGTTTCTGTCTGGAAAATCTATGTACAAAATTTCAGAAGGACTGAACCGGGATGGAATAGATACGCCGGGCGTGTATATTGCCATGCAAGTAGGAAGTGAAAAGCAACTTGCCAGATATCGTGAGAAAAAGCCTCTCTGGAATAATGTTGCAGTAGGAAGAATCCTCGGAAATGAGCAATATACCGGCACGATGATTTACAGCCGCTTCAAGAGTGAGAATGTTGGAGATAAACATGCAAAAGCACTTCCAGAGAATGAATGGAAGCGTGTGGAAAATTGTCACGAAGCAATTATAAACAAGGAGGATTTTGAAAAAGTAGCTGCCATGCGAAAAGAAAATACATGTGCCAGTGCCAAAAGAAAGCATGAAACACATTGCCTGACTGGTAAAATGATCTGT